TTTTAATCAAATATGGTCTTGGAGGTGTAATATTTATCAACACATTGTTTTCCTTTAAAATGTTTATTATCTGGTTGTACACGCTTTGCAATCCTTTCATACTTTCTCACTCCTCGCTTTCCTGACACTCTGGACAATAATGCTTAAATTCCCCGTCAACCAGCCTTTTCTTCCAGCCTTCTTCGTTCATAAAGTCCATCACATCAGCCCAACTGTCGAACTCCTGACCATCTCCGCAATTGTCGCATGTAACCATATACTTGTTTTTATATATTTTTTCTATCATACTTTTTTATTAACCCCCTTTTATATTGCTCTTTCTATATATACATAACCTTTGAAAATTTCCATTTTTGCTTTGCCATAGAATTGTTTTGTTATAGCAATTTTTTCTTTGAAGTTTCTATATGGAATAGCTTCTATAACAACTTTCTTTTCCTCTCTTTTAAGTCTATCTATCCCATTTTATCCCTCTAGTAATTCAGGATTTTCGTATATGTTTCCAGTATATTCCATTTTATTTCCATCAATAAACCTTAAAGGTAAATATACATCTTCTCTGTATTTTTCTCCTCTATAGCTTTTTTCTATATTTGCTACTAGACTAAAACCATATTCTGTTTCATCCCATATAACAGTCCAATAAGTTACTGTCTTTTCCCCATGCCTATATTCTTCCATTGCATATATATCGCCTTCATAAACCTCTCTTTCATTTCTATCCTTGTATCCTGTGTATTGCATAAGTTCGTATTCGTACTCTGGCACTATACCATGCCAATGCCAATTTTTATACGTATCCATAACTCCTAAATTCCCGTTAAAGTCAATCACAGGCTTAATTGTTGCAAATTTTCTAGGCATGATCATTCTGTTATTTCTCTTATCCCATACTCTAAATTTAATTTTCATTACTCCTCATCCTCGCCTTCCTTTTTTCTTCCACCCACTCGATAATGATATGTCTTACCCTATACCATGTTGTACGACACTTTGGACATTCGTATTTATCGGTACTTGGATTCATGCTAAGTTGTTTTAATTTTTCACCACAGTTTAAGCAATGATAACCGTTCATCCTTCCTCGACCTCGCTTTCTTTAAATTCCCAAAGTAAATTGCAATAATCATATTTGTCACACTGATGACATGACAATAAAAAATATGACATTCCATGTGGACACGTTTCTGTTGCTTCTTTCTGTGCTTCTTCATGGCTAAGTATGCGTTTGATTCTTATTGTGTTACTCATTTAATCACCCCAACTTATTATCCATAATTTCACTCCTCCAATAGTTCAGGGTTTTCATATGCAGTATTGGCCGACCTTTTCTTCACACTTCATATTCCCACCTCCTTTACGGTTTCCATGATCTTGTCAAACGTCTTAGGTCCTACTCCTTTTGTATTTTCCAATACTTTGACTAACTGTATTTTAAAGCCCGCTTTATTTCCATCCTCAACTCCATCTTGGTAACCTTGATGGTATATTCTTGCTAAGAAAGTCTCCATCTCTTGCCTGTCCATCTTCTTAACCTTTTTATAAGTTTTTCTATTAATCAGCTTCTTTTCCACTGCTCTCCCCCTTTACTTCCTTAACCATTATCTCCGTTCTAGGATTTTCTCTGTCTACTCTCCCAACTAAAACAAGATCTATATTGCTAAAGCTATCGTCTTTAATTATTCCAACCTTAGTAAGCCCATCTAATAAGAATTTCCCTACACAATATCCTGCTGCATAATCTTCACATTTCATTTAATCACCTTCTTTTATACCAGAAAAACACATTATTCCAGCTACACTATAATGCAATTTTAAAATACAATCTAAACAAATAGGCAAATCTTCATCTTCACTTTTATATCTCATAATTGCATTTCTTGTTTTCTTTCCACAACTCCAACACTTTTTTTCTTTCCCTTTGTCATAAAATCTATCGTAAATCATTTCCTTGCCCCCTCTAACCATGCCCTATACAATTCAAACCAATCTTCCACCCTCATGGTTACTTTCCATTCTTCTCTATTTCTTCTATGTGCTACTATAGGTATTTCTCCTTCTTTACTATCTTCTATTGATTGTTTCATTGCTTTATCTATATTAAGTCTTTCAACTCGTTTCACTTCTATATGTATTCCTTCAAGTCCTACTACATCTCTCCCTTCAATCCCACTAAACTGCTGCCCACGTCTTGCATTTTCAAATCCATGTTTCCTACATAGTGCTGCAAATTCTCTTTCTCCTGCTTTCCCCTTCTCTCTGCTATTTATCTTCTTAGCCACTTTCTCACCTTCCTCTTTGGTCGTATAATTACTCTGTCATAGATGTAATATTTTAAGAATTTACCACTGCTAAGGTTTGTCTTAGCTCTCCACATTCTCCATGCTTTAATCATCTTAATCCTCCTCGATATACCATTTACCATTAAGTAATATGTCTGCTATGCTAGTATCTAGATAATCGATTGATAAATTATATAATACTTTGTCAAATGTTTTGTTTTTTATTTCAACTTCATATAAATCATTTATCAACATCAATCTAATGTCTCCATCACTGTCTTCTATTCTCTTTAAAACTTCCATAAAGTCTACTGGCTCTTTTACTTCTTCCCATTCCAAGTCATGTAATACAATTTCGTTTATAATTAAATCTTCATTAGAGTCAATATATGTCCCATCTATCCATTGAAGTCTCTTATCAGTAATTCCTACAGTACCTTCTGCATTTTTTACTTTAAACTTCTTCTCTGGATTTTCAGTTAATTCCTTAATCATTTCCCATGTTTTCACCTTTACCACCCCTTAAACAGTTGATTTTCTAATTGTTTTCTGTAATGTTCTTTCATCTGCTCTTTTAACATTTGCTTAGCCTCATATACGCATTGATTAAGTGTAAGCCCTGTGTTCTGTGCTACCTCTATAATGCCTTTAATAAGCTCCTCTCTAAACTTGTCCATGTTAATCCCCCTCCTATCTTATATTTCTCTATAAGCCCTATCCAATATTTGTAAATTATAATCCCGAATATCAGCAACAAATATTTCTTCCCCATTTCTTATCCTGGAGGATATGAAATTGGTACTACAAAGCTTTATAAAGTCTATAGTTTAGTTCCTGGCCTTCAAATTCCATAATATGACCCTTGCACATTTCAAAAATCCTACTTCCAATACCTTCATCAAATGAAAGTATGTCATTAACTGTATATTCACTTGAAATTATCATTGGTGCCCCTTTAAAGTATCTATGGTTCACTATTTCAAACATTGCTCTCTTGTCTGCATCATTTAGATATTCGTATCCAGCCCTATTTTTGTAGGTAGCATTTTTATATAGATCATCTATCAATAAAACTGTTGCATTTTTATATTTATTAATTTCCCTAGCATAGCTTTCATCATCCATGGCCACTTGTTTAATTCTTGTAATATCTTCTCTGTATTGCATATATCTAACTCCAATATTTCTTTTCATAAGTTCGTTAGCTATTGCTATGCTTAAATGGGTTTTACCTGCTCCTACTTGTCCTAAAAAAGCTATTGAGTTGTTTCTTAAGTTTTTAATACTCTCGAACTTCTTCACATAATCCATGGCCATAGCTTTAGCATCGGCAGTTATTTTGTTGTTAGGATTAAAATTCTCAAAGTTCCTTTGTAAAAAAGCCTCTGTTATCCCAGATGATTCAATGATTCTTTTATAATGCTTCACTTCCCTACATTTGCAAGGACTAGCTGTGTTTGTTTCAATGTCAAATATCCACTCTTCATCCTTGCATATTTCGCACTCATACTGGATTTCCTCCTCCGTTCCAGAGGAATTTGCTTTTATCGAATTTAAAATTCTTTCCGCTATCTGCTGGAATTGATCCATTGATTGCACCCTCCCTTTGATCGTTTGATAGTTTCATGCCACCCCACTTTTGCCAATTGCCTAGTATTCTTTCGACATAACTCTTAGCTCTAACACCTTGCTTTTCTGCTTCCAATATTGCGTTTTTCACCCACTCAAACCCATATCTATCTTTTAAGTCTATCAGCCAATCTGCTACCATCCCATTCACTGGAAACCCACACTTCTGATATAGCTGTACTAGCTCTCTAAATTCTTCATCAAAAATATTTTCTTCCGGCCCTGTAGCAGTACTAGTATTTATATCGTTTAGTTTAGTTTCGTTTAGTTTATTTAATGCGGAAGCATTGCCGGCAACATTGCCGGAAGCATTGCCGGAAACATTGTCGGCATTTATTTCCGGCAAACCTTTTTTACCACCTTCGTTCATATCCTTGCCGGAAGCTTTGTCGGAAACAGTTGCCGGCACTTCATCTGCAAAAGAGATAATTTTATACATCGCTGACTTATTTCCTTTTCTGGATCTCCAATTTATTCTCCCTTTTTGCTTTAATTCGTTTCTTGCATTTCTAACTGTTCTATCTGACAGTCCAGTCTTAATACATAATACAGATGTGGCTACCCCAAATTCTTCTGCCCATCCTGCCTTATTGTTTACGTTCATAAGAGCATGCCATAAAGCAATTGCAGATGTTGACAATGAATTTGTTTCGAGCCAATCATAAAATGCATTAAGTTCTTTTATATAATTCATCTAGTTATCACCTACTTTGGAGACCAGGGGCTTATAGCCCCTTAGCCTAAAATGGTATATTTTCATCTTCATTCCATGGTAATTCTGAATCCTCCACCACATCATTAACATTTGTAGAATCATTTGTATCTGTTTTACTTTGGAAAGTAACTCCATCATCCTGAATAATTATTGTAGCTGCCTTCTTTATTGCTTCATCCCTTGCATTTTCTTTTAGCCACTTTATATAGCCCTGATCTTGTACATATATTTCTCTTATAGTTTGTCCCTTATATTTGCCAAAATTAATCTTCATATTTGAAGCATCCTCGTTAGTCATAGTTTCTAGCCTTTCTGATTGCTCGAATACTGCCATATCCTCTAAATCTTGAGTAAATATATTGCTTAGGCTTCCTACGGTTAATGCTGCGTCGACCTGGGCCCTTTTCTTGGCCATTTTTAAGCATGTATTACCTAACATGTATTTGTCTTGCTTATCTGATTCGTACTTCTTTTCTTTGGAATTGCAGTGGCCTAGGCCCTCTGTAACAACTACTCCATTTTTGGTGAGAATACATCTGATAGTGTATGCAAAAAACCCCTCTTCATAATCTTGAATTTTTTCGATTATTTCATATTCACTAGATAACCCTAGGAGCATCAATATTTTTTCCGCCCCTGGCTTTAATAGGCTTGGTTTACTCCCATAAAAGGTTTGTCCATAATCATGATTTGGAACTAATGTCTTTTGAATCACTTCTTGGAATTCATTAATTTTCTTCATGGAATCCGAAACTCTATCCAGTTTCAAACCTTCGATTATCATCACAGGATTGCTTTCTTGTTGAACTACCATTTGATTATTATTCATTCTCCTTCCCCCTTTAAACTAATCGCAATAGCTTCTATTACAATGTGGACAGCCCGTCACCAATTCCTTGGACGCCTTCTCCACTGTTATCCCCGTAACATGCTCCAGGTCTGGTGAATCAAGCGATACTTTCTTCCTATAACCATGTTCATATTTCCACCCAATAGGACCATAAATGTTCCTGTGGCAATTCCAGCATATCCCAGTATTGGGTGCAAAATGTGGATATCCTTCCTTCTCACATAGCTCCTTTTGCTTTTTTATAGCTAATGCACTATCATACTTTCCGCTTTTCATTTACATATCCCCCTTCATGCTTGCATATTGAACCGCTAACTCCATAAATCTCTCTTTGTTTTTTATTAACTTCCTTTCTGCATTTTCTGCTTCTTTTAAAATCCTCTCTAGCTCTAAATTTTCTTCTATTAAGTAATACATTTCCTTCTCGATTTCCGATCTAGATCTATTTATATACTCAGCATAAATTTCAATTGCGTCCATTCTCATTCTCCTTCCAATATGGTATAATTGATTAAATAATATTTTTTATTTATTCAGACCTTTTTGGCCCGCCAGCCAAACTGGTCTTTTTTCTATACTTGTAAACCCTGTTCTTAATTCCGCTTCCTGTATAACCATAGATTCTTCCTATTTCTTCGTAAGACATCCCTTGTTCCTTGAACTTGATCATGTCCTCTGCGTCCTGGTCAGTATAAGTTCTTTTTATTCCTTTCCCTTCTAATACTGCAAAGGCTTGCTCTGGGGTTGCTATATCATCTCGGAGTATTGCTATATACATTGCTGCAATATTGTATTTAAGATCCAAGGCTGTTGCTGCTTTCATTCTCTCCCTCCTTTCATCAATGTAAATGCAAGCTAGTCCAAATATGAAGACTACAACTACAGGAAAGAAATATTTTATAACTTTTAGTGTTCCTTTTAGAAGTATCATTGTGTCACTCATTAGATCACCTCCTTTAATAATGGTTATTATCAAATGTTTGAGTATCTTGGACATTTAACTTAAAAAAATAATTTACTGGTTGCCCTAATATGCTTGAGATTTTATTCATAGTTTCTATTGTTGGTTGCACTTCTCCACGCTCTATATACATATATGAAGATGGTGAATTATACCCTAGCAACTCAGCCATTTTCCTAAGAGATATATTTTTTTCTTTCCTTACTCTTTTTAATCTTTCTGTGTAAATGCCATTATTGTCTATCATGATGTCACCTCCAAAAGTTCAATTTATTTGTATCTATGATTTTATTATAGTACAAGTTTTTTTGAACTGTCAAGGATTATTTTAAAAAATATATGTAAAAAGTAATTAAAACTTTTTTTAAAATTATTTCTCAAAAAATAAAAAAAGACCAGGCTTTTACACCTGGTCATCTAATCTACTCATTCAATTTTTCTTGTGCTAAATTCAGTTCTTTTACCGCTGCCTCTATAAGTACATCTAATTCCTGTATAGTTATATTTATTCCTTTAGATTGAAGGAAAGTTACCACATATTCTTTCTTGAGTTTTCCTTGCCCTTTTTCCTTATATATCATTTCAGCAGCTTGCACTGCTACAGTTACCCAGAAATAAATATTTTCCCTCTGCTGCCTAGTGGTTTTTTGCAAAATTAAAGGAACTATCAAATATGTCAAGATAGCTCCCAATAAAGGTATTAATACCTTTGCAATTACTTCAACATTCATTTATTTCCCCTCCCGCTTTATCTTACTCAAACTCCATAATTCCACCGTTGTAAACCCAAACCAAGACACAATTAATGTAGATGGCTCATTATTTTTATTAGTTCTTCCAGTTCCTTCTTAGCTCTATAAATCATAGTCACTATTTCTTCCCTAGTAGCTGATTCTTTAGGCCTAGTGCCATCTGTTATGCCTTCCTTCTTAGCCCACTCCCATGCTTCTTCGGCCCATTTGCTAGGTTTATTTTTATCTACTGTCACTTTATCAACTCCCTTCAATCTGTTTAGTTCTTTTTGGACATCTTGCTTAAACTTATTCCAGCCTGACCAATTGTTTGCCGACAATATTCTAGGGCAATTCTTTCCGGACCAATCATAGTGTCTTTTGAGTCTGTCAATTCCCCAATTCATTTCATGTAGTATTTTTGCTGATACTTTTACTGCATTTTCTAATGTTTTTGCTCTATCGCCACTCTCACATATTTCTAATCCAATAGATTTTGAATTACCTTGCCCGTATGCTCCATCTCCAGCGTGATAAGCTACTTTGTTAAATGGAATGCACTCTATAGCCTCTTTTTCATCTACTACTATATGAAATCCTGTTGTTGTCGTATTGCTAGGTCTATCTAAATTATCCCTTTCGTTTTGTGCTGTTGATTTAGGATTGCCAGTTGAATGAATGGTTAAATATTCAGGCACCATATCTCTGATGATTTTTCTTTTATTGGTGATATGTTGTACTTTGTAATTCATTTTTTTGCCTCCTTCCCCTATCAATATTTAAGGAGGGGAATCCCCCTCCTTTTAATAATCATCTTCCTCGTCCTCTGGGTATTCTGGAACATTTTTCATTTCTCTAACTTTCTCTCTTACTTCTTTAGATACTTCCTTGATAA